GCATTATATTTTCCTGATGCTCTTTGTTGAGCTATACTTGCTACACCTATTGCTCCTACCACATAAGGTGCTGCTGCTGTTACATAAGGTGTTGCTGCTGTTGCTGCTGCTTGTATCCAACTCATTAGAAAATCCTCGCATATCTGTATTGATGTGAACCATCAAAACCATAGTGTTTCATTAAACCCTCATTCTCTAAACCTAACCATTTAGCAAATCTTAAACCTTTATCAAAATCTACCCTTACAGCAGTTTGAACTCTTTTAATATTATTTTTTTTAGCAACTCGTGCAAAATCTTTTTTTATTGCTTTCGCTACAGCCAATGGATGTTGCCAAACTTCATGTGTAGCAATAACCCAACCTTCTGCAACTTGTCCCCAAACCATTTTCATACCAGCAGCAAAGATAGGTTTGTCATTAACAGTACCTGTAAAAGCTAAATTCTCTTCTACTAAATTCATTGCGTCTCCTTCATACTTGGCATCTTCATCCATTAATTTATGATTCATTTGACATGATAAAATAAATCTTCCATGTTCAGCAGTATAAGGAACTATATGTAGTGTGTTATCCATCATTTGTTGTCAACCTAGGGTATAGCGATAAAATTGTAAAAGGTAAAGGTTGAGTTTGTCTAACATAGATAAACCCATCTGTCTCATAATTTCCTCTAAACTCAACTTGTTTATCTCCTGTAAATGGTGGTATGCCTTCATCCATTAAATCAGCAGATGATCTAAAAGGTATTCTTTCCATATCAGATAAGTTTGATCCCACCTCAACACCAATCGTTTCAAACATTCTTACTGTAATGTCATATATTCTTTTAGTCTTACCTTGTGATGTACCATCTTGTGAGCCACCATTTAATCTCATTGTTTGTAATAAAGATGTATAGTTTAATCCTACCTTAACATTCTTTGCAGAACGATCTAAAGTAATAGATCCTGAAGTTACAGTTTTATTTGGGTGCGTTGCACCATCTGCTAATATTCCTACAACTTGTCCCTCAAGGTGATCTAAACCTGAAATAGTTGAAACTGCTACACCACTATAACTTAAAGCACTATCTAAAAAATTAAATGTTGTATTATCTGTTTGGTCAAAATCAAATACATTTAAGTATTCTACATATCTTCTAGTAATACTATTAACTGTTCTTTTAACAATTACCCATACCTGATATTCTGTATCATCAGTTGGAATTACTGCTATACTTTCTATTGCTGCTTTACTTTCATTTGCTGCTGTTAATCTTGTTGCATCAAAACTTTTAATTGTTAAATATCCTGTACCACCATAAGTAGTCTCAGTTATAGTTACAACTGCTGAAGCAACTGTTGCTGTAAAATCAGCATGAGCATTAATAGCAGTTTTTAAATTTGTAGCTGTAGCATCATTGCTTGTTTCAGTTTTAAATTCATCTGTTCCAGCAGTACCTGTTGTTGATGTAAAATCAACAGTTGTACCATCTGATTTTGTTAAAGTTAATTTAGTAGCAGTTGCAATATTAGCATAATCTGAAACTGTAAGTGTTACTATGCCAAATCTTCCACCAAAGACATGTCTATGCCAAGCGGTTACTTGTTGTTCTCTTTGATAAGTAAAACCTACCATCTCACCATCTCCTCTAACTCCATAAATAATTTGATTAGGTTCTTGTTGATAAGCAATTTGTGTTAAACCACCTTCAGTAATATGTTCTGCAAGGATGGTCATATCAGGTGCAATGTAACCATCTACATCAAAGTTGTAAGCTAGTTCTCTAATTTTTCTTTTAGCACGTTGCAAAAATAATGTTGCATTACCCACAGCTATAGCATCTACATTTGCCGAGCCATGATTAGATTGTTTTTTAATTAGAATATTGGTTGGTGTAATTGCAGTATCTACACTACCACCAGATACAGTAAATTCACCACCTGCTGTACCAATGATTAAAGTTCTAGTTGCTGTCATAAATCTAATGGCATTAACTTGGTTAGAAGCAATAGTATAAACAATAGCATCATCATCAGCTATTGTTGCACCAATATTAGCATCCATGTTTTCGTAATCACCAGACTTTGAGAAAAAAATAGTTTGTGGTTGATCGCTTGTTCCTGCAAATACTAATCTTTGTTCAAAGAAGGTTACAGAAGAAGCATGACCAGTAGTATCAGAAAATGATCCTAGATACCAAGCGGTAATAGAATTAGCATTTGTAAAAGCTGTTGTAATAGTTGCTACTGCTATTGTTGTACTTGTTATAGCTGTGATAACTCCATAACCAGCATTAAAATGTATTTGTCTACCTATGTCAGTTGATATAAATCCTGATCCACCATTTATTCCAGTAACCGAAGATGCGGTTATATCTCTTGATCCAACAGATGCACTAGAGGGTGTTAAAGTTGTTGTTGTAGTATTAACATCCATAAAAGGTCCATTGGTAAAATCAACATCAGTTAATGTCCAAGTGGTATGAGCAGTACGAGATAATTTTGTAGTTTCGTGTAAAGGATGCGTAATATACATAACATCCGCAGATTGTGCAAACTTAATATCAAAAAGTTGTGCAGTAGTATAAGGGGTAGTTATTTCATAAACTTTATTAGAAATTCCAGCAGAACCATAAGCAGTATAACCTGTGCTGTTTATATTAGTTCCATCTTTATCTGTTAGTTGAAAAGTATGAGTAGTTACACCTGCAACTAAAAATCTTTTACTATTAACTTCTGTCATGCCTACAACAGCAGTAATTAATACTTCGTCTCCATTTGAATAACCATGTGAAGTAGCTGTAACTACCGCAGGGTTAGCTTGTGTAATTCCTGTTATAGTTTTATTGCCTTCTAAAATTGAACCACTATCTTTATAGAATCTTATTTTTAAATTTGAAAACTCCAACATATAAGTTTGTGTTGTTGAAAATTCAAAAGGAATTAATCTTGTTTTATTATCGCTGTCGGCAACTTCTGCAACAAATGTTGATCCTGGTCTACGAGCCGCAGCTCCATGAGGATATACTACTAAGTTTTCTAAGGTTGCACAACCAGATGTATATTTAGTTAGATCATTTCTACCATCTAATCTAGGAGATAACTCACCCCCTGTAAAGTTTGTCAGCTCAAGAGCAACTCTAGCCATAGGTTAATACCTTGAGTTTATAAAAGTACCTGCATCAATTACATCTGTCATACCCAAGTCTTGATCTACATTTTGACCTTCAGTTGAATCTACAAATCTAGCATCTTTTAATTTATCTTGAAATAGTTGATACATATTTTTTGCTGTTTGATTGTTAGAGGTAACTCCAAAAGCAATGTCAGCACCCAATGATGCGGATATTGTTTCTCTTAATAATTCATCATATTCATTAGGATCTGTAACCCTTGAAATATATAATATTTTCATAGTAGATGTATTGCTTAAAACTTTTCTACCTTCTACTTTGTAATTTGAATCGTAATCTAATATTCTAAGTAGTCTTAAACAATCTGCTGGTAATGTATAAGCATAAGAAAAACCCCAAGTAGGTGCAGTAGTATCTACCGCAAGTGCTATTCTTTTTTGTAAACAGTTCCAAGGATGAGTTCTAAATAAAGCATCTCTAACTTGAGTGTATCTTGAATTACAAAGTCTAGCGTTTTTTGAATCTTCTGTTAAGGAAAGAATGGTTGTTGCACCTAATTGATTTAATGCTCCATTACAAATATCTACAATTGATGCCATATTACTTCCTTATAATGTATTTACGCCTTATTTGTCTATTACTATTTAACGCAAATATTTCTTCTTCTGTTTTCTCTTGTTTAGTATCAAAGCCATAATGGTTTTTGGCATCATGTTTAAACCTATCTACTAACACATACCTATATACATAATTATCTTTTTTTAAATGTAATACAGGTTTTAAATCTTTAATCTGCTTCATGCACTCTAGGCGGTTTCCACTCTCGCTTTCACCGCCTAAAATTCTTTTTACTAGTCTACAATGTAATGTATGTTCCAGTTTAATGATCCAGCAGTACCGCCAGTTGCATTAAAAGTAAGTGCAACGTAGTAGTATCCTCCAGGATCTGTACTGTCTCCAGCTAGTTCCCAAACTTTTTGGGACCCAGTATTAAGATCAGCAACTTCGAAACGAACATCAGTCAATGCAGCATCATCAAGTACAGATGTTGCGAAAACATCTTCATCTTTTACTACGCCAGCTGTTGTGTAAAGACCAACATTGAATGTGCACGAACCCCCAAATGTATCTGAACCAACAAATAATTGTGGTATAGACGCATTACTAGGAATAGGTGCAAGCATAACAATGTCATTATCTGTACTATCTCCAGCTGCAAGTTCTACTGTTCCATTAGCTGTTCTAATAACACCAGCCAACTCGGCAGCATTATTAGCGACTTGAGGAGTAGCTTCAAAATTAGCTACCAAGTCTGTATTTTTAGTTGTCATTTATATTCTCCTATTATTATTATTATGCTTCTGTGCAAGTTATTGGCACAACTTTAGCTTGTTCCATTCTAGTAGCACCAATGCTTTGACAGTAGTACACTTGAGTAGCATAAGATTTATCAGCTCTTTCGTCTATTCTTGCTGAAATATCTTTACCAATTCCCAAAGTAATACCATCTTGTGCAAAGGCTATGACAGTTCTGTCATTTCCAGATTTTGCAAGTCTAGTAGATGTTGTGAATTTAAACCCAAGGAACGAATCAACTTCACCATGAACCAATGCTTTGATTGTGTTGAAATCAGAACTCGTTACTTCAGTTGTTCCTAAAAGATTAGTAATCTGCTCAGGACCACACACTATGTGTCTTGGAATTGAAGGATCAACATCAGATAGATCAAAAAGCTGTTTAGCACTTCTTAATTTAGTAATGTTTAAACCTGTTGTTGAACCAACACTAGCAGCAATCGCTGTTTGTACAGATTCAGTTCCTGAACCAGTTTCACCTGTGTAGGCAGTTCCAGTTGCGGCAGCTATAATCACATCATCCATTGCTCTTCCCATTGCCATAGCAGCGGCTTGTGCGTAAGATGATGTAGGGTCTATTAAAAGACGTACTTTGTCTTGTTGATCGATTAGATCAGCAAATTCGTAATCCGCAAGAGATACTCTTCTTCTTGAGTGAGGTGTATCTATTTGAGGAGTGTCCGAATGTCTGCTAGTTTTTAAAACCGCAGTTACTGAACCAACTTGATCGAAGAAAGCATTTTTTCCTACAACGCTTTCAACTCTGACTTTGTCTCTTAATAATGATCCCATTTGTTGAGATAACATTTGTATGTTAGCAGAATACTGCTGTACAAATGCTGTTGTTATTTGTATCGACATGTTTTGTCTCCATTATTATTGTTAGTTTAAAATAATCAGAAAAGTTCTCCATCAGTATTGATAGGCATCTCTTGCATTTAAAGTCTGTTAGACTAGGGTCTATTACCTCTTGTCAATAAGGTTCTTGTGAATTGTCTTATCTTTAATCCCTTATAATATTTTTAATAATAATACAAGGGATTAAAATTATTTATTATTTAGCAAGTGCCATTTCTCTTAAAGTATATACTTGCTGTACCATTTTATCATGTTCTGGATGGCTATTGTTATAATAAGGACCAGTTTTATCATTCATAATAGCTGCTATTTCAGATTCTAAATCTTTAGTTGTGTTAACATTTTCACTTTCAGTTGATAGAATTTTATCTTCTGACATCATAGATGCTATTTTTGCAAAGCCTTTTATAATTTCAGGGTGATCTCCAAGCCTTATGCCATTTTGTAATTGCATATCCAATACATCTGGATCAATATTTGCTTTTGCTAATGCACCAGCTTGTTTAACTTTACCTTCAAAATCTCTACCCCACTCTTGTCTTAACTGTTGTTCAGATTGAACTTGAGCAGTTTCAGTATCAATTTTTGATTGTTGAGCTGTACCTTCCATATTATTTTTATAAAACTCTAAAATACCTTGAGCTTGTTTATTGTTCAATCCCAATTTATGAGATTGTTCAGCAAAGGATTTAATTGCACTTTCCTCCATTGGCACAGTTTCTGATTTTGCATCTAAAATATATTTATCCGCAGATTCTGGTCTACCTAATTTAGAATATACTTCATTCCATTGATCATCTGTGGAATTATTATTTGGTATAACTAACTTATCTTGACCAATCATTTTAGTTGCGTTGATATAACTTTTTGCTAACGCATCTATTTCTGTAAATTTTTCAATACTAGGATCACTTCTAAACTCCTCACTTATTGAATCTTTCCATGTTGATTGTGGTGCAGGTGTTTCTGCTTTGGCAACTGTACTAGGTGTTACTATTGGTTGTACTGCTTCTGTAGGTGTCGCTGTTTCTACAGGCACAGTTTCCTGTGTTATCTGTTCGTTTGACATTGTTATTTTCCTTTTTCATTTTCATTTTGTAGCATTGCTTTTATAAATAGAAGGATGCTACGTTGTCCTTCCATGTATGCACTCTCATGGCTATCTCCTTTAACATTGGTGGTAGAATGATAATGACATCTTTTTTCTAAATCAGATAAAACTTGTTTGCCTTCATCTGAAGTAAATATTATTTTGTAGTTTGTTTTTAGACTTAGTAAGTATTGTTCCAGTTTTTTATTTGCTTCACCCATAAATTATGCAACATCTGCGTTAGCTATTGCCTGTGCTTCTTCTGGTAATGCTTTTGCTAGTGGTGCTATATCTCCCCCTGCCTGTGCAACTTGTTGCATCTGAGCCATTTGTTGTTGTTGTTCTGCTGCTTGTGCAGCTTCTTGTCTTTGTGCGTTTACTTCACTTTGTGATTTTAATAATTTTTGTGGCATACCAACTATGTCTGCCAAGTGTTTAACAAGATTATCAAAATTAACATAATCAAATACTGGTGCTACATTTGCAAGTGAACCTAATATTTCTATTGCTCTCATAATAGATTGTAGCTCTGAAGATTTTTGTGCTTTAGCAAGTGGAGAAACATATTCAATTTCAATATCTTTACCTGATAAAAATTCTGGTGCTTGAGGTAACATATTATTACGAAGTAATATATTAAACACTCTATCAATTAATGGTTTTAATAATTCAGATTGAAGTCTACCAAGAACAGGACCTAGTAATCTCATCTTCTCTTCATTTCTTTGGATTACTTCTGTCGCTGTCATTTGTGGACCTTGTTGCATCATAAGTTGATTAACATAAAATACAGCTCTAATGGAATCACGTCTTTGCTCTTCCATGTTTAAACCTAGTGGATTGTTTGCACCAATGTTTAAAGGTTCAATTCTATCTCTTGTACCTGATCTAAAAAAATTTAATCCGCCTGGTACTGTTCTAACTGGCAGTAAGAAGCCATCATCAGGAACTAATAGAGGTGGGTCAACTTGTTTCTGTGCAGCCTTGATTGTTGTCTTAGACATTTCATTTAACATCTTAACATCAGGCAACGCTGTCATTGCTGGACTTCTTCCATAAATTTCGTTTGATGCTTTTAAATATCTTGGTATTACAAAAGGGAACTCTTTAAATCCTGATACAGATAATTCACTACCATTTTTATATTCAATATAAACAGATTCAAAAGGCATATTCTCTTTATCTTTTTTCTTAGGATTAAAATCTGTTCTTGGATAAACTGCGTGTAGTATTTCTATTTCTTGGTAAGGATCTTTTTTAAATATTCCTTGAACATCACTTGAAACTTTTTCACCAAACTTTTGTATTGCTGCTCTTGCTGAAATTTTAAATTTTCTAAATATAGTATCAATTCTACCTTTGTCATTTTCTGCAATAAAAACTTCATTGATATGTCTTGTTGAGAATTTAACTATATCATCATCATCTTCTTCAATAAACATTGCCGCAGTACCAAATGTAATTAGGTCATGATACAATTCAAAAATTTCTTGTTGGAAGTTTGATCTATTAAATGCTGTGTACATTGAAGCGGTTGCTTCTTCTAACCAAATTTTTGCTTCATCTTCATTGTCAACTTCTGTATCTTTAAATCTTAGGGTAAACCAAGGTGTAGATGGATTGGTCATCATGCCATGTAGTGATGCTGCTAATAATTCTACTGCTTGTATTGGAGAAGAATCAAATATCAACTCCATTCTTTTATCACCTCTGGCTCTTTGTTTAGTTACATCTGCTTTTCTTGGTTGCATATAATCTGCAACTTCTTGCCAATGTGTTTCCCAGTTTTGTCTTTGACCCTCAAGTCTATCAAATCTTGATAATAAATCTTTAGTTAAATCTGTTCTTGCCATTATTGTCCTAATAAACTTTTCTTACCTAAAGTAATTGTTTCATCTTCAATGCCTTTAGAGCTTGTCATAATTGTAGCTGATCTACCTTTTGCTTTTGTTTTTCTTGAATCAAAACCATCCGCATCTACTGCTGAGCTTTGTGAAACTTCTGCTACAGTTGGTGCAACTGCTATAGGAGCTGGAGCTTGTGGTCTTGGTGCTGGTCTAAATATTGATCCCATAGTTAATCTCCAAATGTTAAACTTGATTTTGTTTCTTTAGTTTCTTTTTCTACAGGTTTCTTAACTTCGTTTTCAAAAGATATATCTGTGCCATGATCTTTTAATTTAGTGTAAGTTCTTTTTTCTTCTGGTTCTTTTTTTGCTTTTGGTTTTCTTTTAAAAATTTTTCTTAATATTTCCATGTTATGATCCTAGTAAAGTTTTATCTTCTGTTTTAGCTTCTTCTTCAATGCCTAATGGGGAAGTTAGTATTGTTGATTTACGACCTCTTCTTTTTCTCTCTACTGCTGCCTGTTCTTTTGCAATTCTTTCTTTTTCTTCGGCAGACACTTCAGACTTAGGAGGTTCTGGCAAAGGTTGAACTGGTGGTAGACTTGGCATTTTTGGTGAAAAAATTGAACTCATAATTATATAATCCTGTAACTATTCTCTGCTATATGTTGTGGAGCAGTTTGTCTAGTATTAATTTCTTGTAGTCCAACCGCAAG